CTTGTGATGCTGTTACCTGCATTGACGCCTAGTGCAAGATTACTTGTTCCTGCTGATATGGTTTTTACCATACCTGTTGAGACTTTAGTTAAAGCCATAAAACTACTCCTCTAGTGCCGCGATACGGTCGCGTAGTGATTGGATTTCTTTGAGCATCATTGGGACTAGCTTGCTGTAGTCAACCCCCATCATCTCTTCGGGGTCTTCTGAGGCTGATACTGCTTCTGGCGCAACCTCAATAAGCTCTTGAGCTACCATGCCGTAGTCTTGGTGAGAACCATCAGCCTTCCAGTCAAACTTGCGTACTTGGATAGCGTCTATCTTGCTACCAGCGTCATCAGCGTCTGCAATGTTTTCTTTGAGGCGTTGGTCTGATGAGGTGTTGTAGGCTGTAGCTGAGCCTGAAGTACTTACTGTGCCTACAAGACCGTTACCGTTGTAAAACACTAGGTGAGAAAATCCACCAGTACTAGTGCCGCGACTTAAATAAAGTCTGCCCTCTGCCTCAATGCTTACGCCTGTTTGACTAGATCCCCTGATAACACCTGTACTTCCTAAGCAAACATCGCCATCAGCCGTCAGGCGCATTTTTTCAACATTATTTGGGGCAAATATCATGTTGTCAGAAATAGCGCCTATCATTGCGCCAAACGTACCAGACCCGCTGTCTATTATGTTGATGTAAGCTCCAGCGTCTGTAGATTTAAAAGTTCCTGCAACGTTTCCAGTGCCTGCGTTAGAATAGAGTCCACCTACGTTGGCTGTGCCTGATAGGTAGAGGTCTTTGAAGCGTGATGACGTATGTCCTAAGTCAATTGCAGCGTCTCTCGACGCAACACCGCTCATGCTTTCTGGAATTATACTGTCGTTAGTACCATTAAAAAGTAGACCTGTATCTCCATTCCCTATTGTTAATAGATTTGCTCTAGTACCAATACTACCTACGACTGCGCTGTCCTTCCGTATTTCAAGAACACTACCGTCACTTGAAAGTCTATTTAAACTAAGAGGGTTGCCGCTCCTAGTAAGAAAAGCTTCTCCAGTTGACCTAATAACAGCTCCTGTGTCTGTGATGTTGTTAGCAGTTTTACCCACCAGTAGGTTCCCACTGGCATCAATGCGCATACGTTCTGTGACTGTAGTTCCTGTAGGTTCGCCTGTGCTTACAACAAACACCTGTGCATCAACATAGGCAGTTCTAACATTTGAGTTAGTGGTTCCTTGATAAGCCGTTAATCTGACACCTGCACCTGAATCTTGTGTTACCTTAAAGCCGCCTACTGAGCCTGTATCAACAACAAGCCCATCCGCCGTGACCGTACCCGTGACATCAATGCCTGTGGCTGTGGTGGCTAGTTTGGCAGAGCCATCATAGTATGCCTGAAGAGCGTTGTTTTTCTGCCCTCGCAACATTATTTTACCTTCGTCACTTTCCATAAGAACATAAGATGCGCCTTGCAGTTTTAAGTTTCCTGCTCCTGCATCTTTTACATAACTATTGCTACCATCATGATAAATTTGTAGGTCACTACCAGCACCGAAGATGGCTTTTTCACTGTCTGCAAAAGTCAATGAACCCGGAAGCGTAAGATCCCCAGACAACTTAGCAGACGTAATAGTCCCATCAACAGGCACGTTAACATCTGTTTGAGTCATTGTCATTACTTCTACAGCACTGCCAGTTGGAGGAGCCGTAGAGAACGTTAAAGTAGTTCCAGAGATACTATAGTTAGACTTGCTCTGATATACACCATCAACAAATACTTGAGTGTTGTTTTCATTTACAGGGTTTATAGACAACGTAAGCGTAGTATCACTGCCATCACCTGTCATACTGTCAATGTTTAAGTTAGATCCAGATACACCAGCAGCTACGCTATAGACTACTAGCTTACGTCCATTAACGGGCGCAGCACTTAATGTAAGTGTAGTTGTTCCTGAAGAAGTAGCAATGCTATAAGCACCCTGTTCTTGGAATACACCGTCAATAAAAACAATTAAGTTGTTTTCTGATTCTGTAGACTGACTTAAAGCAAAAGCAGTAGTGGAGCCGTTACAAGTAAATACATCGTGAGTAAAGGTGTTAGTGCCTCCACCGCCAATAGCGCCCCAAGCATCTGTATAGCCTTCAAACTGTGAAAGACTAGCGTTATATCTAAAGTAACCTGCTGCAGGACTTCCCGGTCTTTGAGCCGTAGTACCTACAGGAATATGTACAGCGTCTGTGTTGGCCCCTAAGTCTAAAGACACATCAGGAGAAGCCTGATTAATACCAACCCTGTTGGCGCTTACATCAGCAAATAATACACCGCTATCTACATTAACGTCTCCAGAGAATGTAGCAGTTGTAAAAGTTGTAGGAGTAATGTTTGCAGTACCGTCAAAGCTCACACCACCAATAGTTCTAGCAGTCTCTAAAGCTGTAGCAGTTGCTGCGTTGCCTGTAGTGTCTTGGTTAAGAGTACCGACTGTAAAGTCTAGGGTGTTGTCTGAGTCGTCGTAAGCTACTGTAATGCCGCTTTCAGTATTAGAAGTAACCATAGCTCCTACAGTATCAGAAATAGTTTCTGCTAAAGTAATACCAGCTATTGTAATTGCATCAGCTTCTAACGTACCGTCAACGTCTACATCTCCTGAAATATCTAAAGATCCAGCGTCTAACTCGCCACTAATAGTAATGTTACGACCACCGCTAATGTCTTTGTTTGCATCAGTAATAATAGCTTTACTAGCGATTACCGTGCCATTAGTGATACCGTCTATTAGGTTTATATCTGCTGCAGTAGCTGTAACACCGTCTAAGATGTTAAGTTCTGCAGTCGTAGAAGTTACACCGTCAAGAAGGTTAAGCTCTGTAGCAGTTGAGGTCACACCATCTAAGATGTTTATTTCGGCTGCTGTGGCTGTAACGCCGTCTAGGATATTAAGTTCTGCTGTAGTGCTTGTTACGCCATCAAGGAGGTTTATCTCTGCTGCTGTGCTTGTCACACCGTCAAGGATGTTAAGCTCTGCGGCTGTACTAGTTACACCATCTAAGATGTTTATCTCAGCGGCTGTGCTTGTAACGCCATCCATAATGTTGAGTTCAGCAGTTGTAGCTGTAACCCCGTCCATAATATTTAATTCTTCGGCAGTAGCTGAAATTGCAGTACCGTTAAAATTAATAGCATCTACATAGGCTGTACCGTCTACGTACAAGTCTCTCCACTCCTGTGAAGAGCTTCCTAGATCAAAAGTAGCATCAGTATTAGGAATAATACTTGAGTTTACATCTGCACCAAACACAACATTGTCTGAAGCTGCATCACCTAAAGTAAGTGTACCACCGTTAAAAGTAGTCGTACCTGTTACTACTAAGTTACCACCTACATCTAAATTACCTGAAATATCTACAGCACCATTAATATCTATTAAGGTTGCAGTAAGTTCAATTTCATCTGTTGCTGCAATATCCAGTACCGTGCCGCTAGGAGCATTAATGTATTGAGTAGTATCGTTAAAGAATAAACCTCTCGCACCATTTAACAATAAACCAGCGTCTTCAAGGTGGGTAATTGTTACGTCTTGATCGTCTCCAAAAGCAAGAAGAGCACCGTCAGCTAAGAAAAGATCACTGAACTGAAGGTTAACTCCCCCTAGTGAAGCTCCGTCAGAAGCGTCAGGAACAAAAGCTGTAGTAGCTGTAATGGTCGTGCCTTGAATTGTACTAGAGCCTGTAACAGCTCCTGTGACTGCTAGTGTACTAGAAAGAGTAGCAGCTCCTGTAACCCCTAAAGTTCCAGCAATCGTGGCGTTGACATCGACATCAAGAGTGTCAATATGAGCGGTTCCATCCAAGAATAGATCTTTGAACTCCAATGAGGATGTACCCAAATCAATGTCGCTATCAGTAACAGGAACAATTGCACCATCTTGAATCCTGATTTGTTCAACAGCCGTTCCACTAACTTCAACAAACACTCCCCATCTGTTATTTGTAGAGTCTACTACAATTTTATTTTTAAAATCTAAGTCACCAATCTGAGGGATATTACCGCCCTGTGCTGCGGTTCCATCGTGCCTGTGACCAGTAGTAGCGGCGCTGCTATCAGAATATGCAAAAACATTAACTAACTGATTATATTCATTGTTAAATAAAGTTGCTGTAATCGTATCTCCGTCAGCAAATGTACTTTGTCGGGTATAGCTCTGAGCCATTTATTATCTCCTTCCTGATGGAGTGTAGTCTACGTAAAGACCATTCACTGTGTAGGGTGCTAGTTTATCTGTGCTTGTTATTACAAAACTTACAGTGTTTCCACTGCCTTGCACTGCTTGTCTAATTAAGGGGTCGGAAGCTGCTCCAAATACGTTAGCCCCAAACTTACCTGTTCCAAAAATACTAGGTAGAGGTATGCTATCTAAAACATAATCTAAAGGCTGTGCAATTGTAGGGTCTTCATAGTCATAACGTACACGGAGTGTAGGCTGTATTCCGCCTTCTGGACTTACAGAAACTCGCACATACCGAATAGTTTTTTTAGTACCTACATCTCCAAAATCTAAATTAGGTGTTTGGTAGGCTGAAGTTACATCAGCAGGAGTACCGCCATAATCAAAAGAATTACCATCATCGTGATTGTAAATATACCCGTCTGTGTCACCGTGCCACGTTTGTTCAATACCGTCTGTATCTAAATCTGAAGTTAAGGCCGTAGCTTTAATACCTATAGTTTCTGAGAACTGAAATCCGTCATTAGTTAAAGTAGCTATAACTCCTTTAGCAGCGGTATTAGCTGTGCCGTTTGTATTATAAAATAATCTGTATTGTGACTTACTTCTTAGTACAGCACTTGTGACATCTAAATTATCTATATTAGCAGCTATGCTTTTAATAGTAGGCTGGATAGGTCTACTTACAGTCCCTAACTCAACGTCACCAATTCGTACCGTACCTGCAACAGTTCTTAACCCATCAGGGCTTAGGAACAACAAGTCACCTGCAATTTCCTGAATACTCTGTGCATCCATGCAACCTACGTTTTTTGTAACCGGCTGCACTACAATTGAGTTAGAATCATTTATGTTAAGCAGCTTAAATATACTGTTTCTACAAAAAATAATTAAGTCATCACGAAAACTGGCTAGTCCTACTACCTGATCTTCTAAAACAATTGATCCTGCACCAGTTCCTGAAAAGTTATCAGGGTCGTTAGTATGGCTATAATAAATAGTGTTAGAAGCTGTACCAGCACCAGCAACTACAAAATGCTTGTCGTGTATAGTACCTACTGATGGAGCAACGCTGCCTGATACTGTAACCTCACCTGCAAAAAAAGTTCTTGTGTTTAGATTACCTGTACCTGTCATTCTAAAAAAGTAAGGTTTATTAACGCCGTCACATATAAGAATTTCACCGTAATCAGAAAGACCTTCAAAGAATGAAAAGTTAGTCTGCTTTTGATTAGTACGTGCTAAATCTGAACGACCTGTAAAAGTAGAATAGTTGTCGCCGCTGCTGTGTACGCTAGATTTTGATATTGAAATCCATGAAGTACCGTCTTGACTGAAAAATATACCAGTACCTGAGCAAACTATTACTCCGTCTGCGTATCCTCTAATGCCTAATACTTTATTAGATCCGTTAGGTTTAGCGGCTGAGGCACCACCAAACACACTGAAGCCGTTAATTCGTCTATAACCACCGTCAGTATCTACCTCAAAGTTTGTAAGCTTAGAAGCAATTCCGGGCTGACCAAGCATCTCAAGCTGGTTAAGGCTGGTATATAATCCACCTTTAGCTGATAGACCAAACGGCTGTGACATTAAATAAACCTCGTTCGATCATCTTTAAATTCACCGGGGCCGGGACTGATAAGATTTAACTTCATAAGTCTTAGACCGCGCTTATAATCTTCAAGTGCGAATGCAGAGAACTGAGGGCTTTCTTTAAATTGATATACGTAATACCTAGCCCTATTTAAAAGAACAGGTTTATAAGTATTAGGGAATACTACCTCATCTCCAAAAGCAGATAACTCTGTGGGCAAGGCGTAAGCGTAAAACCAAATACGATATACTTTATCAGGGATGTTACTTAATCCAAACTTACGGTTGTCAGGGCTTTTAATAACTCTGTCGGGTACACCATACTGTTGTGTATCTGCATCGTCGAGGTTTTCTGAAATACGTCTGTAGTCTTTCCACGCCTCTGTAGTAGTAAAGCGTAGGTTACGTGCAGTGTAAGGGGCAGTCTCGCCGTCTACACCCACAGTCGTTAAGTAAAAGTTATCCCAGTCTATGTAGCCGTAGTCAGTAGTTAAAGAACTGCTTGTAGGCTTTAAGGTGTACCAACGCTGACCTACTACCGTTTCTACATACGCATTTCCGTACATGGGGTCAGTTTCACCACTTAAATTAACTGCAAGAAAAGGCCATTGCGGTTCCTCGTTAACAATATCTAAGTAAGCTCTGTTCAAGGCATCTTTTACGTGCTGTTGAATACCGACAGCAGAAGCAAAGCTAGAACTTGTAAGCTCTACTTCGTTCATTTCTCTAAGAAGTTCGTTAGCCAAAGTTAGAAAAGTAGCCATTAGTGTGCCTTTTTAATTGGAAAATCGACCGATTTACTTGCGCCTTTGTGAGGTTTGAAACCATCTTTAGGGTCTTTCATAATCTTAAAAGACTTTCCTTCTTTCATCCAATGGTATCCTTTAGGGGCGTCTACTTTCATTGTTTTGTTTTTTTAGCTGTTTTACTAGCGCATCGTTTTTCCATATCAGAAATAGAAGCGTACCCACCTTTAGCATAACCTACTTTACTACCTCTGCTATACATTTTCTTTTTCATTATTCCTGCTCCATGCTAAAAGTTTTAGAGTTCTCCCTAGCTATTTCTAATTCTGTCTTATTGCCAAAGATACGATTATAGTTTTCTTGATACTTATCTTTATCAAAACCCTTACGAAAACGACTATCCTTAGATACAATCGCTTTCCTAAACATTACTGGATTATCGTTATTACCTATTTGCGGCATGTTTAATTCCTTATAAAAGATTGGGGGCTTTTACACCCCCGCTCCTATTAGTCGATTCCGTAGAAAGCTGAAACCAGAGCGTCTGGTCGCAGTACCTTGGCACCGTATACGTGAAGACCACGTACAATGTCACCAAAGCTATCTGGGTCACGAATTACTTCTGTGCTGGTAATCGTCTGAGCCGTAGCTGTAGAAGACATGTGACCAGCAAGACATTGACCTGCAGCGTTAGAAGTTGCAGCAATGTTGTTAGTTTTGTACATGTCAAAACCACGAAGCTTACCAGAGCTTACCAAGCCATTACGGATGGAACCCTGACCAGCGTTGTAGTCAACTGACAAGAGCTTAGAAGAACTTTGTACAAGGACTTCATAAAACTCTGGATTAGCCAAGAACCAGCGACCTTCTTCAGGTACATTAGCTTCGTCAAGAAGACGGGCCATGTGAGAAAGAACGTCAATAGGATCATGCTCGGTTGCAGCAAAACCAATGTCCAAGTTACCAGTACCGTCAAAAGTACCGCCAGCAAGGTCAGTTGCGCTATCAGAACCAAGAATGTGGTTCGGGCTTGCAGCAGAAACACCTGCGATCATTTTAGCAATTACGCCTTCATCAAAAGCATCACGCAAAGCGTAAGCTGCAGAAGAGGTTGCTACCTCGCGGAAGTTTACATGCGACATGTTTGTTTCAATATCATCAACAATGAACTTGAATGCGTTAGCAGTATCAACTACCAAAGTAATTTCTTGGTCGGTTAATTTAGTCTGCGTTACATCTGCACCACGCTCATACTGATAAACAGTAATGGTAGGTTCTTTAATAATCCGTACCGTATCGCCAAAGCTAGAAATCTCACCAGCATAGTCAGTGTTCGTAATAGCTTCTGCTACCGAAGACTTCCTAAAGAAGTTGAGTACCTGCTTGGAATATACTTTGGGTAGGAAAAACGAGTTTGTTTGACCTGATACTGAATTAGCAAAGTTACCGTTAGCGTCTGTAGACTGTTCAAAAAATTGGTCTGATTGGTTATAAGCCATATTATATTACTCCTAAGTAGAAAAGATTATCCTCTACGAACCCTCCCCTCTTCCATTGCAAGCTTGATTTCATCTTCAACCC